TAAAGTTGGCATCAACTAAAAAGGGAATTGAAAACTTCTTAACCGGCTCCCTCCTTGAGGTTCGGCCAATGTCAATTGATAAACTGCAAGGCCTCAGACCAAAGATTTCCACGGTTGATGAGTGGCTTTCTGGCGATATTCGAGAAGATGTTGTCGGGGCAATCGAGCAAGGTGCCTCCAAGTTAGATGACTACCTCATAATAGCTATAAGTTCTGAGGGAACCGTCCGTAACAGTTCGGGCGACACAATTAAAATGGAACTCATGAGCATTCTTAGAGGAGACTACCCAAACCCATACGTCTCCATTTGGTATTACCGACTCGACGACATTCAAGAGGTTTCCAACCCAGCAATGTGGATTAAAGCAAACCCTAATATTGGTAAAACGGTTTCCTATGATGTCTATCAAAAAGACGTTGAGCGTGCTGAAAATGCTCCTGCCACTCGCAACGATATTTTAGCAAAACGATTTGGCATTCCAATGGAAGGGTACACCTATTTCTTCACCTATGAGGAGACGATTCCTCACCGCAGAAGAAGCGGAGATTTCTGGGCCATGCCTTGTGCGCTGGGCGCTGACCTTTCACAGGGAGACGACTTCTGTGCCTTTACTTTTATGTTCCCACTACCTGGCGGAAGCTTTGGAATTAAGACTCGGTGCTATATTTCATCTTTAACGCTCAAGAAACTCCCAGGAGCAATGCGAGCCAAGTACGACCAGTTTCTTACCGAAGGTTCCTTGATGGTTCTCGAGTGCACGGTGCTCGACATGATGGATGTCTATGACGATCTTGATAAATTCATAACCGATTGTGAATATGACGTCCGTTGCTTTGGATTTGACCCGTACAACGCTAAAGAATTTGTCACTCGTTGGGAAAATGAGAACGGACCCTTTGGCATTGAGAAGGTTATCCAAGGTGTTAAAACCGAATCCGTGCCTCTTGGGGAACTTAAGACATTTTCTGAACAGCGCATGCTTCTCTTTGATCAAGAATTAATGTCGTTTGCCATGGGTAATGCGATTACTTTAGAAGACACAAATGGTAATCGCAAACTTCTAAAGAAACGTTATGATCAAAAGATTGACAGCGTTTCGGCCCTTATGGACGCATGGATAGCGTACAAACTTAACAAAGAGGCTTTCGAATAACCAAAACAAAACAATTAAAAGGAGATTTAAAATGAATGCTTTAACCATTAGCGAGAAAAAGGTACTCAATAATCTGTCTCAGGTTCTTGATTGGGACGTTAAACTCGGGGATAAACTTGCTGAAATTATCGGCACAAGTTGCGAGACCGGAACTCCGGTAAACGCAGTTTCCGCCAACAAGATCCTCACTTTAACAGGGGTCGTCATTGACGGCGAGACTGTCACGGTAAACAATCCGGCAGTTGCTGGCACAGACGTTTACGAGTTTGTGACCGACGCCGCCAAATCCAAAACGGTCCCCACAAATATCGCCGTCGATATTGCTGCCAACGCCACAAAGGCGTCCTGTGTTTTAACCATGGACCCCCAACCGACATCCGGCGACACTGTCACAATCGGCGCAAAGACTTACATATTCGTTCCGGTTGGAACAGCAAATGCTGTCGGTGAAGTTTCGATCGGAGCCGATTTGGCTGGCGCTAAGACGGCCCTTGTTGCGGCCATTAACGGTACAGACGGGGTAAATTCCCCACATCCGTTAGTTAGTGCCGGAGCCTTTGCCGCAAATGCCTGCACAATTACGGCATTAATCGGCGGAACCGTTGGTAACGTTATCGGCACCACAGAAACCTTTACTGCCGTGACAAATATCTTTGCCGCCGTAACACTTACCTCTGGTGCAAATTGCTCGGCCGCCAACGCTATTATTGCGCTGATTGCCGCCACTGTTGCGCACGACACACAAGGCGTAACTGGGTCTGCTGGCGCCGGAACAACTCTTGTACTAACAGCCGATGTCGCTGGTGCTATCGGAAATGCTGTTATTATCGGAAAAGTAATGGCTAATGCTACGTTCGCCGGTGGGGCAACACTCTTAAGTGGCGGAATTGACGGTACCGTGGCCATCGGGACAAAATTCCTTATGGACGCGTCATATCTATATGTGTGTCTCAATGGCAATACAACGGCGGATGCGAATTGGCGCCGGATTTCTGTTGGGGTCGCCTATTAATACTTTTAAAAGAAGGTGAGCCGATTGCCAGAACCCATGAGCAACCGATTAAAGCACGCTTGGAATGCGTTTAGGAGTCGTGACCCCACGGAAGTCGCAAAAGAGTATCAAGAGAGTGGCTACGGCTCCTATGCTCGACAAGATCGCGTCCGAATGCACGTAACCAACGAACGATCAATTATCATTTCGGTATATAACCGTATTGCGCTTGACGTTTCCGCGGTTAGCATCCAGCATGTTCGCCTTGACCAAAATGGTAGATTCTCAGAGGGAATTACTTCCGGAATTAATAACATCCTAACCTCAGAAGCCAATCTGGACCAAACAAGTCGTGGTTTTATACAAGATATTGTGATGTCTATGTTTGACGAGGGTGTTGTGGCAGTTGTTCCGGTTGACACAACCAATAATCCTAGGACCGGAGCCTTTGATATTCAAACCATGCGTGCTGGTCGTATTACATCCTGGTATCCAAAACATGTCCGAGTTCGGTTATACAACGAAAACACCGGCCTTCAAGAGGAATTACTCCTCCCTAAAAGCACGGTTGCAATTATTGAGAATCCGTTATATTCGGTCATGAATGAACCCAATGGCACGTTGAAACGACTTCTTAGGAAGTTGTCACTACTGGATGCGATCGACGAACAGAGCGGGGCCGGAAAACTTGACCTAATCATTCAACTTCCATATGTCATTAAGACGGAGGCTCGAAAGAAACAGGCCGAGGAACGTCGTAAAGACATTGAGGTCCAGCTTTCAGGGTCCAAGTATGGAATCGCATATACCGATGGGACAGAACGCGTCACTCAGTTAAATCGTCCCGCCGAGAACAACCTCATGACACAAATCCAATACCTTACGAGTATGCTTTATAGCCAGTTAGGGTTAACGGAGGAAGTGTTTAACGGTAAAGCCGACGAGAAGACAATGCTGAACTATGACAATAGAACCGTTGTCCCAATTATCACTGCAATAATCGATGAATTCAAGCGAAAATTCCTAACAAAAACTGCCAGAAGTCAAAATCAATCAATCATGTACTTCAAAGATGCCTTTAAGCTTGTCCCGGCGAAAGATATGGCGGATATCGTAGACAAGTTTACTAGGAACGAGGTCCTATCATCAAACGAAGTAAGAGCAATCTTCGGGTATAAACCATCAAGCAATCCGTCGGCAGACGAACTTAGGAACAAGAACATAAATGCACCAATTGGCCCGCCAGCCGGAGATGCAAACAATTTGGAAGGAGAACCGACAAATGCCTAAAACCACTACATATGATTTTAGTGGATATGCCACTAAGAATGGTATTAAATGCACCGATGGACGTACAATCCTTAAAGATGCATTTAAACACCAGGACGGTCAGAAAGTTCCGTTGGTATGGGCCCATCTTCATACCGAGCCCGAAAATGTCCTCGGCCATGCAATTCTCGAAAATCGAGATGACGGAGTTTATTGTTACGGCAAGTTCAACAACAACAAAACCGGCCTGGAAGCCAAGGAATTGGTTAATAGCGGAGATATTTCCTCGCTGTCGATCTATGCCAATCAGCTCAAAGAGCAGGCAAAAAATGTTATGCATGGCGCTATTCGCGAGGTCAGTCTTGTTATGGCCGGCGCAAATCCCGAGGCAAAAATTGATTTTCTCAGCTTTGCTCATGGCGACGAGTTCGTCGAGGACAATACCGAGGCGCTCATTTACTTTAATCAGGAGCTTTCCCATGGTGAAGAGATCGTTGAAAAAGATAATACCCCGACAATTGACGAGGTGTTTGACACTTTCACCGACGATCAAAAAGCAGTTGTTGCAGCCATGGTCGCGCATGCTGCCGGGAAAGAAGAACCCGTCAAAGAGTCGGACGAAACCGACACAACGCTTGAGCATGCGGCCAACCAAACGGTCCAGGATGTCTTTGACACCTTCAACCCAGAGCAGCAGAAGGTAGTTTACTATCTTATTCAGTCTGCGTTGGACGGTGTAAGTTCTCCATCAGACCCCGCCCCAAGCGACGCAGCCACACATTCAAATATCGAAGAAAAAGGAGATTTAATCATGAAAGCAAACGTGTTTGACAAGGCCACTCAGGAGAACCCCAACAAGAACACCCTTAGCCATGATCAATTGATCGAGATTGTCCAGGACGCGGCCAAGAGACACATCTCTCTTAAAGACAGTTTCATCGAGCACACCGAGACATATGGTTTTAACCCGGTTGACGTCCTTTTCCCGGATGCAAAAGACGTCAATGGTGGCGCGCCGGTAACCATCCAGCGCAATAACACATGGGTCGGTAAAGTTCTCGCCAAAACAAAACACACGCCGTTCGCCAGAATCCGCACCCGCATTGCCGATATTACGGCTGACGATGCACGGGCCAAGGGTTATGTCACCGGTACCCTGAAGAAGGAAGAGGTCATTCCGCTTCTTAAGCGTTCGACCACGCCGACAACCATTTATAAGAAACAGAAACTCGATCGTGACGACATGGTTGACATCACCGACTTTGACGTTGTCATCTGGCTCAAGGCAGAGATGCGCGGCCAGCTTGACGAGGAAGTCGCACGTGCAGTCCTTATCAGTGACGGTCGCAGTGTTGCCGACGACGACAAGATCAATGAGCAAAACGTCCGTCCAATCGCAATGGATGATTCCAATGTCTTTATTCAGCGCGTTCAGGTCGAACACACAACCACAACCGACGAGATCATTGATGAGTTTATCCGTGCCCGGAAGTTCTACAAGGGTTCCGGCACTCCTGATCTCTACATCTCAACTGATCTTCTCACCGAGATGCTGCTCCTGAAGGATCAGTTCGGTCACCGTCTCTACAAGACAACCGAGGAACTTGCCTCTGTACTTCGCGTCGGCGAAATCATCGAGGTTGAACCCATGAACACCGCCGTTCGTACAGTCGGTGATGATGACTTTGCTATTCTCGGCATCGTTGTCAATCTTCAGGACTACACAATCGGCGCAGACAAGGGCGGTCAGATTGCAATGTTCGACGATTTTGACATCGACTACAACCAGTACAAATACCTGATCGAGACCCGCATCTCCGGAGCTCTGACAATGCCGAAGTCTGCTCTTGTCATCGAAAGAAAACCGGCAATCTAAGAACATAGGCTAAACTTCAAAATAGGAGGCTAATCATGGCAAAGTTTTACGGGCCAATTGGCTACATAACCGAACAGGTAGAGACGTCCCCTGGTGTATGGTCTGGGCAAGTCGTGGAACGATCTTATTCCGGGGATGTGATTAAGAACTCTACCGGAGTACAGGAAGGCGAGAGTCTTAATGATGATCTTACCGTCAACAATCGGTTGAGTATTGTGGCCGACCCGTATGCCTATACGAAGTTTCAATCCATGGCATATGTAAAATGGATGGGGGCGCTTTGGAAGATTGCTTCAGTAGAAGTCCTCCGCCCCCGTCTAATCTTAAGTATCGGAGGGAAGTACAATGGGCCAACGCCTCCAGTTACACCAGATCCTTAAGACTTTATTGGGATCTGATAACGTGTATTTTCAACCTCCTAGCACGGTTACGATGAAGTATCCCTGCATTGTGTATGAACGATA